ACATCATTTAAGATTCCTCCTTATAGTTCAAATTCATATCTTATTAGATAAACTTTTTCTTCTGATATATAAGATTTTGATTTTGAGTAAGTTGTAAGTTCGTTTAATACATTTTCAATTCTACCTTCTGCGGTTACATCATTGCGATTGATATATAGCTCAATACAAACTGTATGTTGTATTAGTGCTTGTTTACTGCTTGCTGCAACAGTCTTGTAATCAATATCTGTATAAATAACATATGGGGGAGACTGACGCTCTTCAAAAGCATTGCGAGCAACTGGGAAATGAGTTTTGCGAAGTGCGTTATATAATTCTTTTTCTGTCATTGCAATGCCTCCGTAATTCTTTTTTCAAGTTCCTTTTTTGCCCATTCTTCATTTTGCTGTATATGTGGTTGAGCATCAACACGCTCAGTGCCACCAGCTTTCGCATGACCGTATTCAAGTAAATGCGTAAGTTGATGGTGTGTAGCATTATGTACTATCATTCTGTGATTTCCTTTTCCTTTGAACAAAGCTTTTACACGCCAACCTTTACTATATTTTTTAGTTCTCTTTGGACTATCAGCTTTTATTCTGTCCTTAAGTTCATTAGCAGTGCTTATAACCGCTTCATCTACACTTTCTTTTATGTCATTTGTATAGTAAGTTAATGCGGCCATGATTTCTGAACCAACATCAATATCAGCCATCAATAACACCTATCCTTTCGGTTACATATAGCTCCATATAATCACCATCACGATATGTTCGATATATTTCATGCTTGCAACCATCAATTTCAACATATTTCTCATTGTTGTAATCAGCAAAAAACACTCCTGCAATTTTATATTGAGGTTTTAATGCGATTGTAGCCGCTTTGAAATATTCCGACTGTGTTACACTTGATATAGTTGAAAATATAGGCTTTTTAGTAAGCACTGATACTTGATTGCCAAGCTCATCAGGTTCTATTTTTTCAGATAATAAATTTACAACAGTATCAATCAAAACTATCACCTGCCAATGCTATGCTATTTCGTAATGACTCATAAGCTAAAACAAATCGTTCTGCATTCGGTCTATCGCCAAAATATCCCATGCAGTATAGTTTTATTGCTTGCTTTATTAGTGCATTATCCTTATTGGGGTTATAAACACCTGCATTTTCCATATCAATCAACGCTGCTTCAATAAGAGTGCTAATTTCATCATCAAACGCAGATGTTGTTATTCTCAATGATTTACGAATAAATTTTATAAGTTCTTCATTCATATTATTTTCCTGTTGTAGTTGCAGGAGTGAGCATTGCAAAAGGTTCTGTTGATATAACATCACCATCTGCAATGCCATAAGCCATATAATCCGTTTCACGAGCTTTTACATGCTCTTCCTGATATAGTGACATACTTTCGTTAAAGTTAAATCTATATCCTTCGTTGATATTAGCAAGAAGAATATCATTATCGGACATAGCATCTTCTTCTTTTACCGGCACACCAAAAATATGACCTATACCCCCTGCGGTGACATCTTGTACAAAAATTGGACGCTTGTTTGCATCAACAAGATTGTAAAGGACCGTCCATACTGTTTTTGAATTAGCATAGATAACTGCTCCCGATTTATAAGCTGCGTTAAGCAATGCCATGAGGGATGTGATAGTTGTATATGTAAGATTGCCAGAGTATTCAATAACATTCGGCTTACCAGATTCTGCTTTAAGTGCAGTAACAATACCCCTTGGCTGTGCTTTGAACTCTTTTGCTGATGGTTTTCCTTTACCCGAAACAATAGCTTTTGCGATAGTGTTGCCGATTTTTTTACCGAGCTTTTCTATTACATATGGTATATAATCATCTAATGCCATTTTTTTCAATTTCCATGATAGTGTGATTGATTTAGATAATTCGCAACCTGTGAGTAAGATAGAATTTTCTGAAAATGCTGCATCTGAACTTTTATCAGCTTCATCAATCCAGTCAGCATCACTATCTTCACTTGCATCATATAAAAACTTAACATCGCCTTTTATATAAGTTGGTGTAAGGTCATCAAGGATAGGATGTTGCTCGGCAGCTTTCTGCCAAATATCACTCATAAGAGTTTCCGGGATAACAAGTGCGTGTTGCTTTGTTGTGTCTGAATTTCTAAATTCCTTATTAAATTCATCAATGATTTGATTTTCTTGAACAGAAAGAGTCTCACCATGAATAGCCTTAATGAACGCATTTTTATAGCTTTCGCTATTATCATTTGTATTTTCTGCAAGCTCAAGAGTTTCTTTGTTTGCAAATGCTTCTGGCTGAGGAATGCTTGTACCTTTTATCGCATTAAGATTTGCTTGTGCTTTTGTTTCTTCTGCATACTGATTGTCAAGGGCCTTTATGGATTCAAATATACCATTAAGTTCTCCATCAGTTTTACCTTCGTTAATAAACTTGTCTGCTTTTGCAATAAGTTCTTTACGCTTTTCGTTATACATTTCATATGTCATAATTTTATGCCTCCAGTTATTTTAATAAGATTTAATTTTGCCTGTGCACGAGCGGCAATTTTTTTATGCCGGATTTGATTTATAATTGCTTGAGGAATTATATCAGCACAGGAAGCTACAAAATTTGAAGCAGATATATTCGTTTTAGGCGATGTAATACTATCAACAAATTTCATATCTACTGCCTGTTCAGCTGTAAACCACGTTTCTTTGTTCATGAGTTCTAAAAGTGTATTTTTATCCATACCAGTTTTAAGTGCGTACGCATTACATATAGATTCATTGCAAAGTTTTAATATTTCACTTTCTTTTTGCATAGTGTTGTAATCTCCGCTCGCATACGAAGATACATTGTGTATCATAATCATAGCCGTTGGTGATATATCACAATGTGATGCACACGCAATAACGCTTGCAGCACTTGCAGCAAGTCCAGTTATATGTATGTTTACATTACCTGAGTAATCTCGCAAACGACTATATATTTCCGAGCCTGCAAATATACTGCCACCTCTGCTATTGATGTAAACTTCCAGAGGTTCTCCGTTAGCGGTAATTATTGCTTTTTCAATGTCACGAGGACAAGCAGAACTCATCTCAAAATAATCATAAATCCACTTATCATCATTGCTGATGATTGCCCCATTTATATTGATATTCAATTTATTCACCTCCTTCCGTTGTTACAACTGCCGTATCAAGACGGCGAATAGGTTTATCTCCTCCCGAAAGAGGTGCAAGATTAAGCGTTGCACGCCATTCATTAGGTGTAAGAGCACCACGGTCAACCATCTGCACCAGATTCAACTTTGTACTGATTGATGCACAAGCGAGATTTGCAGCTTCAAATACAATTCGATTACCGCAACCTCTTTCACGTCTTGTAAACAGTTTACGAGTAAATTCGTTTGCTAAATCTATTGCGATAGGTTCAATTTTCGATTCATAATAACTATTCCATTCATCTTCGGTATAGTTACTATGTATAATTTTTTCATTTGTGCTAAAGGCTGCATATATTCGTTTTGATGTTCTATCCATTTGTTCAGCGTTCGGCACATAGTCTTTTGGTTCTACTCGCTGAATATCAGCTTTACCGTCAGTTGCAGCAACTCCAACTGATTCTGTAGATACATCAAGATAATCTTTTACAAATTTCTCTGCGTTTTTCTTAATATCGTCTGGTCGGATAGCTGATGTATACTTTATGAGCCACTGTACAATGTTGGAATTTTTAATTGCTTTTACTATGCCTTGGTCCGTTGTTTGCACAATATCCATAAGTGGAAGTAGTGTATCTGATTTTGGTGTACCAAATACATCGTTAGCGTAGAAATCACTTCGCAGATGTATAACATCTTGATAATCAAAAGTGCATGATTTGCCGTTACGCATCAAAAATTTTAAGTATAAATCTCCTGATTTACTATATTGTGCATTGACTTGAACGCAAGGAATTGGATATATTGCTATTGGATAGCCGTTTGCATCACGCATAATTAAAGCAAACGCATTGCTATTTAACTCAAGCTGATTAGCGAGCTTTTCTAATAGTTTTTGCATTGACATAAGCGGATTCGGTTCTGTAAGTAGTATTCTCATATACGGTTCTGGATTAACTGAGATGATATGCTCTTGATTTGAGTTAGTAGTATCACGGATATGTTTAGCTGAAAGTTTGCCTACAGCTGCAGCTAAAGGGCGTATACAAGACCGTACAATATCGCTTTTATAAACATCTCCACCATATGTATACAGACCATTTCCTGTTTGAGTTACAATTTTAATTTGAGTAACTTTGTCAGAATCCTTATTTCTTTTGTTTTTAAACAATTTCAAAATTTCACCCCCTTAAATCAAGCTAAGATATTCATTCTCTTTATCAAGATAAACAACATACGCATCTAATAATGCTGCTGTGCCGTCTATTCTTTTTGTTGGTTTTGAAGTTTTGCAAGGCTGTATATTGCCGTTTTTATCCTCATCATATGAAGTATTTGCAAGACACCATTTGTCGATAGGATTGTTGTTATAATTGATAAGTTTGCTTTGTAGAGCCACTCCCAAACGTTTCATAGGGTCTGAAAGAGTTTTCTTACCTTGAATTACAGGTATCATACTTTCTTGGCCGAAGTAATTCCTCATTTCTTCTACCCAGTACTTAGCGCTCCAACTGTCATATCCAACCCAAGGTATATAAACATCGAATTGCTCTTGAAGTTCAACAAACCATTCTGTCACATACTTTGCGTGCACAGTATTACCTGGGCAAGTTCTCATATAACCTTGTTCAATCCAAATATCATATGGTATATGGTCCTCTCTTATTCTTCTTTCAACAAGTTCTTCCGCAAGCCAATACATTGAAAGCACATATATATAATCATTATTTGGTACTCTGAACAGTGCTTTTGCCGCCGTTAAATCCGTTGTGCTTGATAAGTCAGCACCACCTATAGCATATCGAGGTTTTAGTTCTAATAAATCAAAAGTTGCCGTGTTATTTAACACTTCAAGTGTTAACCAAGCTTCTGTGCTTGTCTCTGGTATGTTGAACTCCTTACATACAAGATTTTTTACTAACGCAGGATTTCTCTTTGCCTTTTCGACTTTTTCACGCAATGTTTTTTCATTTTTGATGGTACCAAGCCCAGGGTTTGCTTTTTTCCATGCGTCTGGATTTTGCCATTCTTTTCGACTGTCCAGCTCATAGATAAAGTAAATCGAGCGTTCATCCTTGTAACCATTATCCTCAAAATAGCCGTTAATGGTTCGTGTTGCTTCATCATAAATAAAATCGTAAATGTCTTCTCTAACTGTTCCAGCAGTCGATGTTATGAAAATAAGTGGTTGGTCTCTTGCAGTTATGCCGTCTGCCATAATGTCATACAAAGCACGACCATTTCGCCATTGATGTATTTCGTCCATTAGCACGCCGTGAACATTTAATCCGTCAAGCGTATCACTGTCAGATGCAAGCGGTTTAAATATTCCGTCGTTTATTTCGCACTGTAACTCATGAGTTAGAGTTTTAATCCGCTTGCTTAAAACAGGGGATTTTTTCACCATTCTTTTTGATTCAAGCCATATGATTTTAGCTTGGTCTTTTTTGGTTGCTACTGAATAAACTTCCGCTCCCGGTTCATTGTCTCCGACAAGTAAATACAATCCGACGATTGATGCAAGTAAAGATTTTCCGTTTTTCTTAGCGACAATAAGCACAGCTCTTTGATATTTGCGTAAGCCGTTAATATCAACAAAGCCAAAAATTGTTGCAAGTGCAGCTTGTTCCCATAATTCAAGTTTTACAAGTTTGCCGCCATATTTACCTTTACTTTGCCGGCAAAAATTTTCGGCAAATTCAAGTATATGATTTGCTCTTTTACTCGAATAAAAATATTCGCTTGAAGTATTTTCAATATCGCTTATGATTTTTCGATACGTTAGACGCAGTTTATTACATACAGTAACCTCTCCAGAACAGATTTTTTCATAGTAATCACGAATGGGATTATATGTCAGCGGATATTTAATCATATGTCAGCACGCTCTGATACAAAAGAGTCAAAGCCATCATCTTTTTGTTGTTCAACTTGTTTTGGCAATAAGTCGGTCAACTGCTTGATTATTTTTTGATAGCTTGTGTTCATTGAATTGTATTGCTTAGCTACTGGGCGTTCACGCTCATATGGTTCTTGTTCGCCTTGTTGAAACATTTCTGTAAATCCGTAAACATTTAAATCTTCTTCCATATCATCGAGAGACACTCGCATAAAAGCAGCTCTTTCGATAAGCCCTTGTATAACAGCCTTTCTTTTTTTGTCTATCTTCGAGTAAAGCCTTGCTAATCTCTTTTGTTCTTTATCAATTCTCGCTTGTCTCTCTTCAAGTTCATTAACTCCTGTCATTTTTTTCGCCTCCTTAATCAAGGGGAGGGGGGTCTATAAAATTCCCTGCGTTGTATTACTACCTCCTCTCTCGGTCTCCATTCCGAAATTTTGAAAAAATTTTCAGGGGGGTATCGGGTAAATCTGACCGTCCTCTCCGAAATAATATCGTCCGTTTTCTTCTTTTTGACAACCCTCTTTGTTGTGACAAGTTTGACATTCATACTTTAAATTTTCATGATTGAGTGATATGTTTGGGTCATTGATATTTTCAGGGCTGAGCCATATTTTATGGTGTACAATTTTCCCAGGCTCTTGATGGCAGGTTTCACACATTCCACCGTCAATGCCTTGCCGTTTTAAAATGTAAGATGCACGACACTTTTGCCATTGCTTTGATTTGTAAAATTGCTTTGCGAAATCTCTCGCCATTATTCCACCTCCATTTAATTCCGCTCTCGAATTTTTAATAAATTCAATATGGTTTTATAGTATTCTGATTATGTTTTATTGTTATTTTATACTAAAAGTATGTACCAATAACTCTAATTTTCGGCATATAAAAACCGCACACCATATCAAGAGTGTGCGGCATAAACTAATACTATTTTTTTCTGTCCAATAAATAATAAAATCTTCTACGAATTTTCCAATACAAGTACTTTCCGCAAGGAATATTCCTTTGCATAGACAGATACTCGTATGTAACATTTTCATTTGTTATCGCTTCGAGCATAATCGGATATATTATTTCAGTGTTATCTCCATATATCTCAATGATAGCTTCATGTAATGTCAATTCGAGCAAATCACAATTTTTTCTGTACTGTACAAAAAATTCTTTCGCTTTCGGTTTCTGCCAATCCCAATATTGCAGACACCAGTTGTATAGTTCTCTGTATCTGTATTTCGATATGTTGTCAAGCTTTAAGTCTCTGTGCTTAGGCACGGCAGACACCTCCGTATTCCGCTCTCGTTTTCTTGTTTCTAATCTTCAACCTCTAATGCTTGCTTTTTAGTTTCTGAACGCTCGATTTTGATTTTACCGCTTGCAGTTCTTGAAATCTTTGCTTTTACTCCATTCGCAATATGCAGCGAAGCAGAGTACATTTTCCAATACGCTACTTGTTCTACAATTTCACGCATAAGTTTTATACTTTCATCTGCAATAGGAATATAGCCATTCTCTGTACAATCAGGGCCGAATAGTTCATAAATAGTATCTGTAGCACGCTGTATTTGGCTTTGAATTTTTCGTTCTCTTTGAGCACCGTCACAATTACATTCCTCATTAAGTGAAGCCTGTCCGCAGAACGGACAAATGCCTTCAAAATTTATTTTTTTGTTTTCGTTATCATTCATTTTATTTTCCTCCGCTTAAATATTTTGTTATTACTTCAACCGCCTGAGCACAGCCAACACAAACTACAGCAACATAGCCTTGATTGTTTAACGCTTCAAGCCATTTGCTTTGATTGTCTGTTGCCTTATTTTTGCCTGCTTTCATCTCGATATATAGTCCATGATATTTTCCACGAGGAACTGGCAAACATATGTCTGGCACTCCTGATTTAACACCTTGCTTTTTTAAATTTGCACCTCTTGTTTATTTCTGCTTCCGCCGTTTGGAATATGATGCATAAGCCGCAACTCTGGATATATCCCATATTGATATGATGCCCAACGGAATAAAGCTTCTTGCTCGGCGGCTTCGTGCTGTGTATGACTTTTATGTAATTTTGCAGAACTTAAAAAGCCTATTGCTTTACAAGGCGAACCACAAGAAGAACATATACAGCCATCAGAAAACTTACTCTTGATTTCGTACATCGCTCTACAATTCACGCATTGTAATGCAATGTTTTCTGTTTTTTCTTTGATGATTCTCTTAGTCAATTCTTTACTTGTTAATCGTCTAACCAATCTTTTACCTCCCATCGTGGTACTGTTTGTCCGTCTGTCTTATACATTATGACCGACATATACCAGTACCCATTATACTCATTGTATCTTGCATAGCATTTAACAAAGCGATACCCCTTATATTTCCGCTCCCAATATGCTGTATCGTCTAATCTTTCCCTTGCGATTCTTGCCAATCCACGAGTTGTAATTTTATTATCTTGAATCGTGACTTTTGGTTTCGCGAGATTTCTCGAGCAGACATAGCGTTTAGAACCTTGTGGGTCTTTAAGCATATATTTAGCAATAGCTTCAGGTCCAAACTTATCAGGCTGAAAACGGTCTGCGTTTGTTCGGATTCCATTCTGCCACATTGCTTCAAGTTCTTTTCTTGATATGCCACCAGTAAATATTACATGAAAGTGATAGTTATTACAGTCTTTCAGTTCTCCTGTTTTGTATGTAACACATTCAATGACATATATGTACTTGAAAGGAGTTTCTAATTTTTTCTTTCGTCTAAGCAATTCTTCTCTTTGCTCCGCAAGGGCTTCTATTTCTGGCAACGCTTTCAAAGCTTCTTTAACTTTTGCTAATTCTTTCTGTCTTCGAGTTTTAAGTCTGCGAAAATAATTTGTTAAATCTTTACGAGCTTGCTTTTCATCTTGTGGAGCATTAGTTGGCTCGTAGGTTGGGTGCATAATTATATCATCTTCATCAAAATTTGCATTGATTAAGCGTATGAGCTTTTTCTCAGCTTGTTTTTTGTTGTATCTCTTCTGTTCCTCTGTAGATGGTTTAGCTTTTGGTGCTCTTGAGCTTACCCTCCTTCCATCATTCCAGACAGGAAAAGAATCTATCTCTAACAATCTGCCTGATTTTGTTTTTTGTTGTCTAATCATTTCAGTGTACTCCTTATATCGTCGATAAGATAATATACAATACAAGACCCCAATGGGCATTATGCCCGTATTATATTGACGAATTACCACTGCTATGATATAATTTAATTGCATTCAGCAAGTGGCTTATATGTCACTTTTGGCTCGTCCGTTCGGAGCGGACGAGCTTTTTATTTTCCTATATACTGCGAAAACAGCTTATCTGTAAATTGGATATCCTCTGGTTTGCGTTTTTCAATATGTCCGTCCTTAAACTCCAAAATTCCAACTGTACCTTTAACTACGCCAGAAACATCTTCTTTCAAAACGGCTATGTGTATGTAACTTTCTTCGCTCCAACAATGAAACAGTGCTGGTGTTGAACCATCAACAATACATGGGCGTATCTCTTTTTTGACTGTAATGTCCATAAGATTTGACATATTTTTCCTTCTTTCATCTTAGATAATTTCGTTTATAATTTTAATTTTCTTGCAATTCAAGGTATTTATTTAAGTACCAGACTGCTTTTGCAATATCTTCATTACCGTTCTTGTTCTTATGCCTGTAAAGGTATTTGAAGGCGTTGCAAATGCAGAAGTTCTGTACCGCTTCTTTTCCCTGAGTTTCGAGCATTACCTCTATGCACTCAAACTTTCCTGTTTCGTAATGCATAGGGTGATTTACATTATCGTTGTTATTCAACACTATTCCTCCTTATTCAGATATGATACTTGACTTGGACTTACAATAGTTACTGAATGAAGACTTTTATCCATAAGTTCTACAGAAACATCAAGCTTACCATTCTTCATACGATAAATAATGCCAGAAATATAGGCATATTCCAACCTGTCACCATTCACTCGTTTAAATATAACTGGTTTTCTATTTACAAGTGCTTGTTTAAGTTCTTGACTTGTCATAATATCCTCCTATGAGTAATCCGAGAACGGTTTTTCCGCTCTCGGATTTTTTCTTTACCATGTTTCAATGATTATCTTTCCTGCTGACTGTCGAGTTTTCGCTTTAGCTGTTATACCTCGATAGTACCATTTTCCCCAAATCTTATTCTTTTGTGTTGGAGCTATTAAGTCTATGCCACGCTTTCCTTTATAATAGCGAGCCTTTATTACTTCTTCGTCTAAGCCACTTATTTTCGCCCATTCTTTTACTGTATGAACCTCATTGCGAATCTGGATTTTGATATTTCTAATGTCAACCGAAGCGAATAAGTCCGCTCCCGTTTTACCTTTTTTATATCTTTCTCTTACAGTATCATATTTAAGACCTGATATTCTCAGCCACATTCTGACTGTATTTTTAGTTCCGTTTATTTCAATTTCTTCATCAAGCCAACTCATCACAATACCTCCAGCTTGTCCTCAAATGATTTTATAAGTATTTTGATTTTCTCACTACAAAACTTAGCCTCATCGGAAGATATATTATTAACAAACTCAATCATCGAATTAAATGCACCAATACAGTTTTTATAATAAGCTTTGAAAATTTCTTTGTTATCAGCATCAGAATGCTTGTTTTCGGTGCGTGCTTTTTCAACCTCATTTTGCAAACTACTAATTCGCTGATTGAAAGCATCTCTATCAGCTTGAAGCTGTTGTTTGATTTTCAAATGTTCTTTTTCAAAGTCTTCTTTTTGCTTTGCTTCTGCTTTTGCGTGTTCATCCTTAAGCTTAGTAACACTTTCGGAGAGCTTTTCATTTTCTTTTTGAGCTGTACTAAGTTGCTTTTCAAGTTCTTCAGCTCGTTTTTTAGATTCTATATCTTCTTGTATAGACACTTCAACTGGACGGCTTTCAAGTTCTTCTATTCGCTCATTGGCGGTAGACAATTCGAGCGTTGTTTGCTCATACTTGTTTTCAAGTTCATTGTTGCGCTTTTCAATTTCTTTAATTTTCGCTTGAAGTTCTCGATAACTAACATTGTTTACATCTACAACATTAACGATTTCATCTTGTTCAACATGAGACAAACTCGCAAGCAAGGATAATTTGCTTATTCCGATTTGTCCATACGTCTGGATTTTATCCTCCGATAGATTTTCTACTATGGTTATGTATTTATAAGCATTGCTGCGTTTCATACCAACCATGTTCTCGCAATAATCTTCAAATGTTTCATAGCCAAAAGCAGTATAGGCTTTACCATCACGCATTTTTTTGAGTCCTTGACACATTTCGATGATGTTTTGCTGTGCAAGCTCGGCGGAAGCAATTATATGTTGATGTAATTTGCTTGCTTCAATATATTGCTTTGATAACACATCAGGCTGTTTTGATACAGACTGCATTTCTTTGATTTCGCTCATTCTTTAATTCCTCCAAAAAATCAGTATACCGTTTTTCAAAATCAATAATCTCATCTGGTTTTGAACAAGTGGCCTCATTTCTGTAGCCATGACACTGTATAATCTGATAATCATTGCTAACCTCGATTGTGAAATAAGGCATATCTGGCTCATCTTTTTTGCGTATGAATAAAATATTTGTCTTACCATCAGCGTGACGCTGAACATAACCGCCAACACAGTGCTGTAACATCTTGCCTTCAAGGATTATCTCCGTTCCGCTTTCAGGGACTTTCATAATAAGCTCATTTGTTTCAAATAATAATGGTTGTAATTGTTTAAAACGATTTTGTATCTGTTCTTCCTGATGCTTTTTAGCAAAGAAATTACTTTCTGTTAGTACTCTGTCATGAGCAGCTTGTAAGTTTTTAGGCTTAATTTCTCCGATACCTCCAGGCAATTTACTTGCCATATAAAGATAATCTTTCCATTGAGATAATCTTAGTGTTGTTTTCGCATAACTGAAAATTTGATTTATACTTAGATTCGTTAAGTTTTTTATTTCTTCTATGTAATCAATTCCAAATCTATAAATTATTCTTACAATTTCAGCTATGTTATCAGCATTAGGCATATTTTTTATAGCGTATTGATATACTTTTAATTCTTGTATATTGTACAATTTCACAAGGTCTATATCTTGCTTTCTTATTCCAAGCATTTTAAGCAAATTATTACTTTTCCACTTGATTATTTTTGCATTTTTCCATCCCAACACAATATCATTTGCAATATCAATGAAGCCTGCTTTTACGATATATTCAAGATTATTATGCTTAATATACTTGATTAGATATTCTATTTGTGCACAAGCTCTACTTGAAAATGTTTCCATTTCGCTATATTTTAAATCCGTTTCATATATCTGTTCAGGGGTTATTGCTATTGAGTCCTCATAACCTGTATTTGTTATATAGCTCCATTGTGGTAAGCCTTTGTCTGTTTTTAAGGGATGCCAAATATTATGTCGCAAATTGCTATCGTAGGTCCAGTTAAATCTTTGCATATGATTTTTTTCAAATACATAGAGATATTGATTACTAAGATAATAATCAGGCTCAAACTCTTCATTGCAAAAGGATTGATAAGCTTTTATAACAAAAGCATATAGCCTTTGTTTGTAAGCTGTATAAACTATAAAGTGCCCTTTGTTTTCTAAAGTTTTATGACCTCG